CAGCGTTGACGCCGAGGAAGATGTTCAATGCCTCGACCGCCTGCGTCCCGCCGGCCCCCGTATAAGACGCATTCGCAGAGCTCATGTTCGTCATCCACGGGACAGGACCGAGCGGTCCGGTGAAGTACAGGCCGGCTCCGGTCGTCGAGAACGAGTTCGGGATGGCGAGGGAGTTGACGGTGACCTGCCCAGACACGGTATTCGCGGTGAAGTTCGGCGCTGTGCCGAGAAGATCGCTGATGTTGATCTGCACGTCTCCGGTTGAGCCAATCGCTCCGGCCGTACCGCCACCAGGCGCCGGTATGTAAGTACCCGCAGAGCACCACCAGGTAATTCCAGTCGAGTTGACGAATACGTTCGGGGATACGCCCACCGTACACGTCAGCGGAGACGGGTCGCTTCCCTGATGGACGATGCCGTTGCGGATCGGGACGTACTGCGCGCTGGCGACCGTGATCGCCGAGAGCGCGAGGAGGATTCCAGCGAGTCGCTTCATGCGATCACCTCATGCCTTTTCGTCGAAAGCGACGCGGTAATTCAAATCGTTAACGGTGCGATCGATGAAGCCGCCGCTTCCCATGAACGCGGTTGCACGTATCGCGAACTTCGTATAATCGACTCCAGTGAGTTCAGGTCCGAAGTAATCGGTGATCGTGGCGCTCGTTACTGTCTGCCACAAAACCCACGTCGGAGTGCCAGCCGTACGATCGAGCGTGTAGTAGTAGCGGACGAGGCCCCACGTTCCAGGGTTGCCAGTCGCCGCACCGCGAACGTAGGGCCGGCCTGTCTTGCCGGTCCCGGCTCCGAACGAGTGGTAGCGAATCGAGTCGTCGTCGTTGTTCTTCGTGCCGGCTGTGCCAGTCGCCGTCCCCTTCAGGTACGTCGCATCGCTCGCGTCGGTGACCTTCGCGACAGTCGCCGCGCCAGCCGCCTCGTTGACGTAGACCCCGGTGTAACTGGTCGGGTCGGCCGTCTGGATCGTCGTCGGGAATTGGAAGTTGCTCGAGTATCCCGAGGCCACGTTCTCGGCCCGGAAGATCGTTGCCGCCACCTCGGCGGATTCGATCTCCCCCACATCGATCACCGCTACGGCCTTGAAGTATCGGAGCACATCCAAGTCGGCCACGCGCGCGCGATAGGTGAACGTCGACGCGCGCGACCGCCCGATCATCGTCGCGGAATCGGGAGTGAAACCAGAGCCGGTGTCCATGAAGATCCTGTACTCGATGGCCGCGTACGTGTCGTCAGACAGCGAGAGCGTCAGGTCAATGGCCCCGCCAGCGTTGCGCGTAACAGACATCTCAAGAGTCGGCGTCGGCCGGTCTGTCAGATACGTCCGCGGCTCCGGACCCACGTCACCGTAGATCGTCTCGTCGTAGTCCTCGGTCCGCACCGCCACGAATAGTTCATCGTTGTCGCCAAGCCCGATGATCTCCGTCTCGACGACGCGCTGCTCTTCGCGCGTCCAGTTCGGAACGGTGTCGGAGACCAGGATCACGTCGCCGGGTTGGAGTGCAAGCGCCGAAGGGCTCCCAAGGAATGCACACCCAGGCCCCAGCCTGCGGAGTTTGTCTAGTTTCCACTTCGCCACGCGGTACGCCTGCTCCGGGTCGGCGATCGCCTCACCTTCGAGCTGGAGCGTTTTGATCTGGTGATCCACCTGATGATTGAAGTCGTCGGCCGCGGCCTCGTCGTCGCCGAAGTCAGCTGCCTCGTTAGTGAAGCGGACCGCGACGCGGTTCGTCTCGCGATCCTTGCGGTCAAGAGACCAGACGAACGATTCGTCCTTCCATCCCATGAGGAGGGCGTTCGTCGTCTCGCGGAAGTCTCCGGCGTAGGGGCCGCGGAGGCTTGCGTCGTCGTACCAGACGGAGTTTCCGGCCGTGAAGTACGGCGTGAAGCCGATCTGGACGGTATCGGTCGTCGCAAAGTCCTCACGGAACTTAAAGGTGAACTCGTATTGCGTCCATGTCGTCGCCCCCTGCTGGGAGAATGGATTGTTCACCGCTGGGTTGAGCCACGTGACGCCGTCCGACTCGACGTTCAACGTCCGCGTCGTGTTGTTTATGAACAGTCGGCAGGCGCTTCCGATCCCAAGCGCGCTCTGCTTGTGCCAAAAGACGATTCGATACCATCGACCTGGCTCGAGCCCGGTGATGTTCTGCGTCAGCCCGGCGAAGTTCGTCCCGCCTGTGCGATCGATACGGGCCGCGTACGTCCCCCCGTGGACGCCGCTGGACTCACGATTGATAGTCGCCTCGCCGGAGCCGAGGTTCTCGGTCCAGCTATTCGCGTCGGTCGTCGAGGCCCACGACTCGAAGTCGCCGTTGAGCAGCCGCTCCTTGCAGGTATCCCGCTCAACGCGGAACTGGATCTTCCCGGCGTCGTACGTGATGTACCCGCGGCCAGCGATGAGCAGCGGAATGAACCACCGCCGAGCCTGACGCGCTACGTCAAGGTAGAGGTGCGAACCGAGGCGCGACTGCCGCTGTATGACCGTGTGCCCGATCGACTGCGTAACGGCCGTCCCGAGGGTGATCTTCGTCGGCGAGCGAACGAACTGGCACGTATTGGCGACGCCGTTCACGTCCACGCGACGACCGGCGATGAATCCTTCTGTCGAGACGACGAAGCAGTCGGTGGACGCCGAGCCTTGCGCGACCGTCACTGTCGTCGACGCCTCGGTCGAGTCGACCAGGACAGCGACGTAATCGGCCTCGGGCTTCGCGACGGCCAAGTCGATGTCAGCGATCGGAAGCGAGAGCCCGTAGTCCTCCGTCGCCAGGTCCACGGCCTGCCAGATCCAGTTGTCGGAGAACGCTGGCGACCCGTCCGCGGAGCCGTTCGCGAGATACGCCTGGACAGGAGAGCCTCGAACATCCGCGTCGAGCTGGTCGGCTTCCGAAATGTCGTCGGTCTTCTGCCGCAAGATCACGTACCCGAGACGGGAATACGTAGCCGCAGCGAGGCTCTGATAATCGGTGTTCTGAGAACGGAGCTGCGTCGACGGACTGGCGCTGTACTCCGCCTCGGTCTCGGAGTCTGCTACCCCGTCGTCACCGTCGCGGTAGTAGATTCCGAACTCCTTTATCCCGCCCACGACACGGTCGGTTCCCTGCTGGTCTTGCACGAAGTACCGGACGATGGATTCGAGTTTTTCGAGAAGCGCGTAGAAGGTGATCCGGAAGAACGGCCCGGTGTCGCTCGGGACCTTCCGGCGCATGAGCTCGATCACCTTGCCCTTGATGCGGCGCCGGCCGTACAGCACAGGGATCGCTACCGCCGGCCTGGCGTAACGCCCGCCCGCGCGTCCGAGGTGATCGAACAGCTCCGCGTTACCAGGCTTGCGGCGCGGCGCATCCTCGCCGGAATCATCCGAGCCCAACAGCCTGCCGTTGTCGCGGAAACCGAGACGCGCCGCTAGGCCGATGCCAGGAAAGCCGCCGTAGCGGTGCGTCTGAACTCTCTTGACGCAGGCCGCTTTCGTCCTCTCGCACTCTGCGTACCGTACCAGGGCGTTGTCGGCCCACGTCCTCGCGGCTGCCAGCGTCAGAGATGTCGAGCCGCCTCCCGAGGCGATCGCAACCTTCGTGGTCCCACCTATCTGGATCTCGTCACCGTTGGCGAACGTGGACGCAGCGTCGACGGTCAGCGCGGTGCTGTCCGTTCCAGCCCCGTTTGCCTGAGTGTTCGAGATGTAGGAGCATCGCCCGCCACCGTCGAACGTCCCACGGTTCGCGAACGCCCACTGGCAATTCAGCGCGAATCGTCGGCGTGGGATGAGCACGCCGGAACCGTCGAGCAGACCGATAACCGACAGCGTGAATACCGTGTCGGTGATCTCCGCAGGCGGCTCGATGATGCCGCGGAACAGAACGACCGAATCGCTGAGGACGGCATCCGCTGCGTCGCGCATGAGGAGACGGATAGTCATCCTCGCCCCGGTCAGCGTATCGATAGGGTGTAGGTGCGCTCGCAACACGTTCGAGACGTTGGAGAACGTGACCGTACAGTCCGGGACCTTGAAGTCCATCGACTGCTTGATGGGCGTCCTCTGGACGGCCAGAGCGGTGTAGGCGTTTCCGCCCCACGTCACCGCCTGATCCGAGTACCGCAGAATCGCCCGGCCAGCGAACGCCTCGATCTCGTACACCTCGATCGGCCGACAGCCCGGAGAGAGGAGGTGCGGCCAGAACGTCGTCGGGATCGTGAGCACGTCAGTACGCCCGCTCGAACGTGAGCGTCACGACGAAGAGGTCATCGCCGGATCGCTGCGGACTCCACGGCCCGGCGAAGTAGACGGTCTGCTCCTGCGTTGGCGTGCCGCCCACGTCGAACGACAGCTTCGTGAACGATGTCAGCCGCCCCTTCGCGACGAAGATCGCTTTCGCCGTGTCGTGGACGGTCTTGCGAAACCAATACTCCTCTTGCCACGTCTGCGGCGCGTTGGCGTGCTTCTGACGACGAATGGACTTGCCGTCCGACAGCCGCGTCACGAGTGTCGGTGGTGTGTCCAGATCCCACCGCGCGTCGTATTGCGGGTAGTACGCCCAGTCGGCCATCAGTAGCCCCGAGCGTCCAGATGGTCGAGGGCGTTCGCGAGTGCGCGCGGATTACGCGTCAGGAACGTTTCGAACGACGCGCTGTCCATCGCGACGACGGTGAGGTTGACGGACCGCCCACCACCGCCGTTCGGCACAAGCGACGCGCGCCCGTTGAGGATCGACTTCGAAACGCCGCGGTTGAGGACTACTTCCCCTGGGGTCAGCATGGCCGGAACCGTGTCAGTCCCGCGCGGCGTGAACATCCCGGCGGCGGCGTAGGCGATGCCCCCGCCAGAGTATCCTCCGGCAACGCCTCCGTCGCTGAACGCAGCGCCGGCTCCGCCAGTGAACGCCCCCATGATCGCCTTGAAGATGGCGGCCTGGATCACCGCCTTGACGAGCCCCTGAATGATCGACCGCAGGGCCTTGTCCCACTCCACTTGGGCGCCGAACGCCGCATCCACGAGCACCCCGCCGAGCTCTGCCGCCGCTGTCGCGACGCCGCCCTGGAGGGTCGCCTCCATTTCGGTAGCCCAGGTGTTCGTCGTCGCCGCGAACTCGTCGAATGACTCGCCGAACGCCGTGAAGAGGCGATGGACCTCCTCGACGTTCGCACCCATCTCGCCCCATCGCTCATCGACTCCGGCCAGAAGCTCGAGGCGCCTTTCGAGGCCGGTGTTATCGATCTGCTCCGAGAGGGCGCCAAGGTCGCCCGTCGCGGAGTCGAACGGCTGCGCGCCGGTTGCCTTCGGGAACGGAAGAGCGGTGGATATCGCGGGAGTGGTCTTGAACCACGCCGCATTCTTCGCCATGACCTGGGCGAGCTTCTCCGCTTCCTTCGCCGCAGCCTTCGCGTTCCTCTCGATAGCAGCGGCCCAGTCCGCGTCGATCTTCAGCCAGGAGTGCTGCGCGGCCTCTTCCGGTGAGAGAGAGTCGTCGAGTTTTTGGACGTACTTGTCCGCCTCTTCCAGGTTGTCGACGATCTGCCTGAGCGCCATCGAGAACGGCCCGCCGGCCATCCCCGCCGTGGCCCCCGTACCCGCCGCGCCCGCAAACAGGACCGCCATCGACGTCCAGAAACCTTGGGCGCGCGGATTCTTCGACTGCTCGTCCAGCGCGCGGAGGGCTCCGGTCATCGCGTTGATGCCGACGGCCCCGCCAACCGTCCCGACTGCTATTTCGCCGAGCGTCTCAAGAAGCTCGCCGAACGCTTTGTTCGCTTGAGCTGTCGCCCCGGCGACGGTGTTCAGCTCGTTCGCGGCCATCCCTCCGAAGCGGCGCTGGACAAACGCCAGAACGACGTCGAGCTTCTCGGCGTCGGTCGTGTTGGCCTTGAACTGGACGCCGAGCCGAGAGAACTCCCTCGTCGAGCCCTCCGCGGCCTTGGCGACCATCATCGTGGCCTGCTGAAGGTCGATCCCGAGCCCAGCCGCCAGGTCGAGGGCGGCCTTCGTCGCCTCGGTCAGTTTCGGTCCGAGCAGTCCACCTACCGAGATGAGGATCTGTTGCGCCGACGCAATCGCTTCGTCACTGGCCGTCGACACCTTCGACAGCGCGTCGGCCTGCTTGAGCAGTTTCGGGAGAAGCTGATCAGTCCAGAGGCCCTGCGCGCGAAGGGCTCCGGCAAGCTGATTCGCGACCTTCTCGGACTCGATGTACGCATCGACCGACTTGCGGAGAATCTGCTCGACGGCGGCGACCGACGCGAACGACGCTGCGAACTGCGCGACCCGCTTCGCAAGCTGCGGAAGCGAGTTGTTGGCGACGTTGAGAAAGACCTTGCTCGCCTCGTCAAGAGCCCGCAGCCGGATGTCGACGTTTCGCTCGCGTGCCACCGTTTACCGCCCTCGCTTCGCCTTCGCCATCGCTTCAGCCATCTGGTCGCGCTCCAGCTGCCGCCCCGCGTTCAGAGCCGCAAGGTCGACCGTCAACGCCTCGAACTCGTTCAGCCCACCGATCACCTGCGACGGACGGATCCCGTACCGCTCGCCTATTGCGTCGAGAGCGATGAGCCCTCGTCCGTCGCTGAGGTAGGGACCACCCGCTGCGCGGCCTCCCTCGTGAACTTCGCATCGCCCATGAGCGCGGTCGCCAATTCGATCCGCGTGAACGGATGCACCTCTCGGATCGGGATGCACCCGTCGGGGATGCTCTCCGGAGATCCTTCGATGAACTTCGGGGTGATCGCGCAGAGCAGGATCAGGCGGTCAGCCCACTCCAGCATCTTGAGCATCGCTTGTGGGTCTCGGTTCGCGACCTTGGCGGTCTGCTCCGGATCGTCCGAAGTGATATTCGGCAAGATCGGTAGGACGCCAGCCGCAGCCCACCCGTCCGACACGTCCGGAACCTTGCAGACGAACACGTCGCCGTCGATCTCGTAGGTCTTGCGTAGCGTTTTCATCAGATCGACGACGTCTGGTTCTGATGGACGATCTTCACGGCGCTGTTCGTCGCGTCGTGGTACGCCTCGAACGGGAACGTCGCCTCCTGGAGCTGCCCCTCTTCGGGCGAGATGTCGCCGCCCATGAGCTGGCAGTTCGCGAGCGTGATGACTTCGGAGTAGTTGGTCGGCCCGGTGAGCGTGATGATGAACGCCTTCGCGGTATTGGCGACGAACGCGTCCCAAATCGCTTTCGCTGTCGGCGTGGTCCCGGTCGTCCACTTGCGCGAGAACGACCCGGCGATGGTCGCGACGCCGCGGCGGACCGGGGTCTGTGTGTTGATCGACCCGAGGCGCATGTCCACCTCGTAGCCGTTGTCGATCGTGAACTCGAACCCGGAGATCACGCCCTCGTGCCCCGCGTTGCCGTCGATCGAGACGGTGCATTGCGAGAACTTCTGAGCGTAGTTCGCGCGATCGGGGAACGTCGGCGATGACGACTTGGCGACCTTCGTGACGTTCTTGCCGATGAGCACGTACTCGTTCTTGACCTCTTCCCCGGCCGTCCACGACTTCTTGAGTGACTTGACCATGCCTCCGGTCAGGAGGTGCGCCTCGAAGCTGGAATCGGGGAACTCGTAGTTCAGTTCCACCGAGAGCGCGACCGCTGTCGACACGGCGCCGGCGGCGAACGGCGGGCCGACCTTCCGCGTGAGCGTGTGGGTGTACGGCCCCGCGCCCGTCGTCGCGAGCAGCCCGAGGGCGTGTTTTTCCATCTTGATGTTGCCGCGGTCGTCGTACGACGACGGGATGATGATCGTCGCCTCGCCATGCTGGCCTCGGTCGAAGCTCTCCTCGGCGTCGGCGCCGATGTTGGCCGACATGATCGAGGACTTCTGGCGGTCGGCCTTGTGGTTGACCATGCCGCCCGCGTGGCACTTCATGAAGTGGGTCCGCGCGACGGCGGTGTCGAACGCGGTCTGCTCGCCGACGCCGACGAATTGGTTGTAGGGCATGGTCAGTTACCTCCGCCGGGCGCTGCTGCCGCGGCCCGCTTCTTCAGTTCCGCAGCGACAGCGTCGCTGTCCGCCTTGGCCGCGATCTTCCATTCATCGGCATCGCGCCCGACGAGGTCCGCGGCCTGCTCGACCGTGACGTTGACCGGCTTCCCGGGAGCCACGCGCCGACCATCCCAGAGCTGTTGCGCCGTCTTCGCGCGTTCGATGGACACCATTTGAGTGCTCACGGGTCTCTCCTGTCGTGGTTGTAGGTAACGTCGACGGTCATCACCCAGAGGCGGACGTCGTTCCCGACTTCGGGCGGAAGCTCCTCGGGGTCGATGCCAGAGACGAATACGTTTTCGATGTAGGGCAGGCCGAGCCACTGGCCGTTCTCGAACAACTCCAGCGCCTTTTCAATCTCGGCGCACCCGTCCTCACACTGGTCGTCCGGGTTCGTCGTCTCCGACTTCCGGCAGAACATGCCGACGCGGAACTGCGCGCCGACGTTCTTCGTGGTGAACGCGTCAACGACCTTGATCTCTTCCCCGTGGCGGACCTGGACGTGCGGCCAAGCGTTCACGCTGCCGGGGACTAGCAGCGGTCCGGTGACGGCCTCCCCGATCGAGAGCGCGTAGCCGTTCCCCACGAGAACGGTCCCGCAGCGCGCGACGATCCTCTCGCGGATCTCGCGGCGCTTACTCATCTCGAAGCCCTGCGCGAACGGTTCGCCGATCAGGATCTCGCCGACTTCCCAGCGCCCGACCGTGGCGTTCGGAGGGTCTTGGATACGACTGTTGTAGAGCGCGGCGAACAGGATGAGGTTCGCCTCCGTCGGGACGAACGAGCCAAGCTCGATCGGCTGCATCCCCGTGCCGAGTTCGCTTTTGTAGATCGGCCGCGCAAACTCCACGTCCGAGCCGTTGATCAGGATCTGGAGCGGCGTCGACTCGTGCGCTCCATCCGCGTTGACCTTCGCGCGGACCTCGTAGCTCTGGCCGATTACGACCGGAGGGATCGCCAACGCACCGTAAATCTGCGCGGTCCCGCCGTAGGTGCCGAGCGTCTTGAGAATCAACGCGGCGGAATCCCCCGGCACGGGACCGATCGTTGCGTCGGACGGGTCCGCGTTGCTGTTCAGGTCCCACCCCGGCTCGTCGAAGGTGAAGCGCATGCATCACGCCCCCCCGCGGTAGAACACGCCGTAGGACTCGCCGAGGATGTCTCCCACCTTGGCCGAGTTCGCCGCAACCGCGGGCTCGAGGAACGGCCTGCGAGGAATCGTGAGCGTGTAAGACCCGGCCTTCAGGCGCTTGAATCCGCCACCGAAGTAAACCGTCCGAGCCTCCTTGCGTGTCGCTGTCTTGCTGATCCCGGTCTCGTGGAACCTCCCGTAGAACGCCCGCGCGCGAGGCCGCACGAGAGCAATGACGTTGGACGTCGTGCGGAACACTCGGAACCCGATGCTCTTGACGAGCGGGCCGAGCTTGGTCCCTCGAAAGTCAGTGTGCTGCTGGCCCACCGACTTGAAGGTTCTCGCCACGCGCAACACGACGTCGGCCTGGACGACCTTCGCGGCCTTCCGCATCATCACCGCTTGCTCTTTCTGGAACGCCCGAACCTCGGTCTTGAACCGCGCGGCCAGAAACTCCGTCCCGACGACGTCAATGACGATCATGCGACCGACCGCAGCCGGTACGCGTCCATCACCATGAGCGCGTTCGGAGTGATGTCATCCCACCGGAGGCCGCCGATATTTCCGTCTCCGGAAGTCTGATTGAGCATGTGATACATCCCACCGCCGAACGACTTCTGGACCTTGACGCCGATCACTTCCTGGGCGGCGCGTTCGAGGTCACCTGGGACGATCGCGTAGCCCCCGGTGTAGACGAGCTTTGCGACCTTGATGCCGCTCCCATACAGCGGCCGCGGCGTCACCAGCTCGATCCACTGGCCGTCTTCGGAGATGAAGAAGTCGGTCCCCTCGACGAGCAGCGTCGTCGCGTCATGCACGCGCGGGAGAGCCGTCGAGAAGTGGAACGTCGTCACCGAGGCGATCGGCGGCTTCCTCACGAGCAGGATCCGCACGCATCTCGACAGCGGCGGTGGGTATTCGGTCACGAGCGACTGGAAGAAGTTCCGTCCGCAGTACGTTTGGAACAGGTCGGTCACTTGCGGGAGGAGTTGGTCAATCTGCGCGTCGCGGGTGTTCTGCGTAAACCCGAACGCCTGTTTCACGCGATCCCGCGTCGTCAAGTACGGCCCGGCCGTGACGACGACGGCCGCCTCGATATCGTCTTGGAATCCCTCTTGAGGCGCGCTGACGATGTGATTCGCTGCGACAGCCGCGATCTTGAGCACGTAAAGCGTCGCGGCCTGCGTCGGGGTGTAGAAAGCCCAATACTCGCCGCCGCCGATCTGCTGGACCGTCACGGTCTCTGGCGTCGCGATCAGGGACGTGCCGCTACGACGCCGAAGGTTCAGCGTGAAGTTCGCCGCGGTGAGGTTGAGCACGGGCGACCCGGCCAAATCGACGACCGAGAAGACGTGCCCGACTTGGGAGTTGAGCTGCATCGGCCTTCGCGCGCCGGCCTGGACGGCGAAGGTGCCCCGCCCGCCCCCGGCCAGGCACCGGAGACGAGCGGGGCGGATGAAACGCCGCCGAGCTGATCAGGCTCGGCGGATTGAACTCACTTCGTCGCACCCATCGGCTTCACCCGCTTCGGGGAGTCGATGGCTCCCTTCGCTTCGGGCGACGCCAGCGCGCCGCTCATGACCTGTTCCTCGAGCTGCACGTATCCGTGCAGCAACAGGAAATCGAGCGGGTGCTTGTCGGACGGCTCGGCCTTCTCGCCGATCTCTCCGACGCCGTCGGTCTTGCCTTTCTTGGTGTACACGTAGAGCAACATTGCTACCTCACCCCAACGACTGTTTCTTGCGGACGCGGAGCGCCGTAGACCATCTCGTAGACAGCATCGAGGTTGATCGACTTCCGGTGCCCGCAATGCGCTCCGAAATGTGCGGAGACCGTGTAGCCGAGACGGTGGGCGCGCAGCGTGAAGTCGACGTCCTCCCACTCCGTGATCCTGCCGTTTGGCAAAGAGATCATCTGGAATATGGCCGGCACGCCGTCGGCATCCGCTTCGCCGACGTGCATCCGCGGATCGTCGAGAACCGCGCGATTGATCGAAATGAAACCAGTTCCGGCGGCGTGGACTTGCATCTCGGCGTCTTCGCCGTACTCGGGGACGATGTCGAGGCGCTTCTCTGACTCACCCTCACCGCTGACGAGCGTCGCGCACGTTGCGATCTCGGGCGGCCGGTTCTCTTCCTCGCTCATCGCGATATCGCCGTTGTGCCTGAACCGGAACATTCTCGGCACGCAGATGTCCGCGGCCGAATTGAGCACCTTCCAACACGTACCATCGGGCAGCATGTCGTCGTCGATCATGACGATGCGATCGGCATCGGTCTTCAACGCGGCCGCGGTGACGACGTTGCGGGCGTAGTGAACGGGCGAGTAACCCTCTGCGATGAACTCGGTGACGCGGAACGGCACTTGCCCGGTCGCTCCCATGACCGCGAACGCAGAGATCCACCGGTGCAGAGCGGCCGACAGGCGGCCGTCGCGGCTCGGGATTCCGATGAACAGGTGCTTCGGTGCGCCCACGTTTCTCCTCCGGAAGTACCCCGCCGGACCTTTCAGCCCGGCGGGGGTTGGTCGTCCTAGGTCGTTTTGAGGTTCGACGCGCGGGCGAACGCTGCCGGAACGGAGACGCCGATCGCGAGGCGGGTGATGAGCCGCATCTGGATCGTCGCCTGCCGGAAGTTCGGCAGATCGGACACGTCCCACGACATGCCCATGCGGTCGCCGATCACGAACTGCGACGGAGGACCGAAGTAGATAGTCGATCCGCCGGTCCCGGTCCCGTACGTGCGGGCTGCCGAGATCACGGAGTGAACGACCGCGGGGAAGCCGAGGATCTGCCCGGAGATGTCACCCGGCAGCCCGGCGGCGTACTGGAACAGCGGGAGCCCCGCACCGTCCGCCGCCGTGATGGCGTCGGAGCGCAGCCCGGCGATTTTGCCCATCGCTTCGGGCGCGACGAACCAGTAGGCGCCCTGCCGAGTGGCCCGTTCGCGCCCCTTGAAGACCTGATCGACAAAGCCCTGGAACGCCGGGAACACGACGCCGTTGACTCCGCTTCCGCTCATCTCGCCGACGCCGGACAGCGTCCGGAGCCCGGTGAACTGCGCCGTCGCGCCTTCGCCGAGGCACTGCGCGTCGATCTCGCGGCCGGCCTGCTCGGTCAGCTTCTGGAGAATCCACGCCATGATCGAGATCGGCGAGTCCTGCACTTCCTCGATCGAGGATTCGGCCCATCCGTTGAGGCGTGCGGCCGTGAGGGTGACCTTGTTCGTCGCGTTGCTGGCAGGAACCGAGTCCGTGATGTTCGTCGCGCCTTCCGTACCCCACGAGACCGACAGCGAGGACGACCCTTCCGTCGGCAGGTCGAGCGTCTTCGTCGTCATCGGGACGTGTGTCGCCAGCGGCGAGATGATCGAGTTGTCGGTGATCAGCCGGTACAGCTCATTCGCGACCGGGTCGGGGAGCCAGTGCCCGCCGAGGTCGGTCGTCCCGGTGACCAGCATCGCGGCCTTCTCGATGCCGAAGCTGTCCGCGAGCGCCTTCGTGTACTTCTCGATGCGGAGCCAGAGGGCGGTCTCTTCCGTCTGGCTGCGGAACATGCGCCGCTGCAGCTTGAACGAGTCCCACAAGAGCAGCGCCGTCAGCGTGCGCCCTTCCGGGGTCGACAGGATCGGGAACTGCTCCCGCCGGCCGGCGATCTCGCGGTTGAAGCACATCGCGATGCGCGGGATGTACTTCCGGTCTTCGTTGTCGATCGCGGCGAGGCAGTTACCCGCGACGTCGCGGAACGACCCACCGACGGCGATGGATCGCCGATCGAGCGCGTTGATCTTGTCCGAGTGGACCTTGAACCCTGCGGCCATCTCGGTTTTCGCCTGCTCGATCTCGGACTTGACGTCCTTGAACAGGTTCTGCGCCTCCGACCGCGACGCCTTGGTCTCTTTCTCGATGATCTCGAACGATGACGCGACCGTATCGCCGAGGTCTTGGATTGCGGTGAGTGCAGGGTCTGACTGAACCTTCCCCGCCTCGCGCATCTTCGCGGCAACTTCACTCATTGTCTGTCTCCTTTTGCTGCGAATTAGGCAGCGGGAATCCCTGCGGCCATGGACTTGATTCGATCGTTGACACCCTTGATTGACGACGCGCGCCGGAACTTCTCTTGCAGCTTCCACGTCGTCTCGAAAAATACCGCGCTGCGTGCGATGCACTCCGGGTCGGGCTCGTCCGGCTCGGGATCGCCCGCGGCCTCGCCGAGGGACGCCCAGAGGTCGCGCTCCGTCTTGGAAATCTTGAACCCGGCCGCCTGGAGGCGCAGGACCGCGTCCGGATTCGCTGGAACGGCGACGAGCGAGTACTCGAGGAGCGTCTGTTTGACGAAGTGGTAACCCCAGTCCGTCTTTTTCTTGAGCTTCGCGCAGACCTCGCACTCCTCCTCGTCCCCGATGTGATGGCCCTTCGACCCGATCCACCCGACACTCCACGCCTTCGCCATCCCGCTCTGAACGAGACGGAACGCGAGCGGCCCGAGGGCTTCGGGTCCGAACTCGGTAGTCGCCTGCAATTCGTCCTTGACGACGGCGACGTCGACGCCGTTTCCGATCATCGACTGGATGTCGTAGTCGTGATTAGCGACAACGACGTTGTTTGCCCGGTATTCGCCTAGTTGCCAGCCGGCTTGCTCGATGTACCGACCGCCGCGGTCGAGGCGAGCCGTCGAGATGACGTGCGTGATGCGACGGGCGTCCTCGTCCATCTTGACGATACGCGAGACGGTTTGAAGGCGCGCGTCGAGCGGGATGCTGCGATCCGCCGTAAACCGGCCTGATTCGTTCGTTTCTACGTCCATCACACCGCCTCTCTCGACGCAATCGCGCGTCTCGCTGCGCGCACGCGGGCCATCCATGCGCGCTTCGGGTCATCGCTAGGGAACCTCGCGGCGGGCTGTACCGCGGGCTTCGACGCCTCGATCGGCTCGCCGTTGACGCTCATGTTCGACGGGTAGAGGAACTCCTCGCCGCCGTCGTATGGCGGCAGGTTTTCCTTCTTTCGGGCCTCGTTTCGACTCAAAAGGCCGGTCTGAATCGCGATTGCGTACGAATCAGTACGCGTTTTCAGGTCGGCGCGTAGGAGGGCGTCGACCAAATGTTCGGCAAACGCGTTCGTGTCGATCTCGCTGTCGAAGAGATCGCGCTTCACCGCGGTCTCCCACATGACGAGCCAGTCGAGAAGGTTGAACTCAAGGAAACCGATCGCCATTTGCTCGATTCCGGTGCCCCAAGAGGTCTGTTTTTCGGTCAATCCGATCATGTGAGGCGGTACACCGTACATTCGCGCGATGTCCTCGACCTGGAACGATCGGAGCTCGAGGAACTGCGAATCGCGGTTGGTCGCCGTGCTCCGGTCGATCTTCATCCCGCCTTCGAGAATCGTAGGCTGGCTCGCGTTGTGCGGCCCCTGATGCGCCTCTTTCCACGACGTAATGAGCCGTTTCTGCTGGTCCGGGGTCAGATTCTTCTCGGTGAGGAGCGCAACGCCCGGCTCGGCGTTGTTCATGAACTGCGCGGTCGCGAACGTCTCCGCGGCCGAAGTGAGCAGCATCCCCTGACGCGCCTGCTCGATACGCGAGAGCCCGACGATCCCGTCCAGAGACAGGTCGCGGAGATGCAGAATCTCGGACATCGGGTAGCGACGCATCACCCCAGGCCGAATCTGGATCTCGTAGATCGGCGGCAGGAACGGATCGTCCTTGATGACCTTGACCTTCGTCGGATGCTGCGGGAATAGTTCCTCGGTGCGCGCCCCGGTCGTGCTCTTGATCGCGTAGCCGTTGCCGTACAGCGCAACGTGAGCCGTCAACATCCGGCGGAACTCGTGTGCCGTCTGCCAGCTATTCGGCCGCTGGTTCAAAAGCATATCGATCGGGTGCTTCCGGTCCCGTTTCCGGTCCTCACCGATCAGTCGGAACACATGGAACGGTAGTTTTGCGACGTTCCCGGCGATCAAACGCACGCACGCGGAAAGCGCCGAGACTTTCATCGCCTCTTCGCCGCTGCCGTAAGTCGAGCCGAGCATGTACCCGTACGGCATCGGCTCGCCGTTCCGGAAGTCGTCGGCTAGGCTCGCAGCCTGAACCTTCACGGGGTCGACCCTGGCCGGCCGAAACGCCCCCAGGATCTTCTCGAACGCCTCGCGGATCATGCGATTGACCACACGCGCGGGACGACGTTGTCCTGCTTGATCGCTTGACCGATGCCCATCACCGCGGCCACGATCCCGTCAATCCGCTCGCCGCTCTTGCCCTTAGACGGCTTGATGTTCCCCGCGGCGTCCGTCTCGATCGTCACGTTCCCGGCCATCCACGTAAGCACCGGGTTGTCCCCGTGCCGCAGCGCGCGGTCCGTCACAAGGCCGTCGAAGTGCTTGGCCGGCGCGCTCATCGACGCGTATCCCTGGCCGAAGTCCACAACCTCAAACCCGTCGCCCATGAGTTGCGTCGTGATCTGCGTAGCGTTCCATCGGTCGCGCGGAATCTGCGTGATGTTGAACCGCCGCCCGAGCTCCACGATGTCGGCGCGGACGACGTCGTAATCGACCACGTTTCCTTCGGTGGCCTTGATCCAGCCGGCCCGAGCCCACGCGTCATACGGCACGCGATCCTTCTGCGACCGGCGCGTGATCCCTTCCTCGGGAACCCAGAACCGCGCGAGCACCGGCCACTCCTTCTCGCCTTCCTTCGGCGGAAACACGAGCACGAACGCCGTGATGTCCGTCGTCGTCGACATATCGAGCCCGCCGTAGCACTCCCTGCCCTCGAGATCCGCCTCGACGATCGGCCCGCCGCACTCGCGCCACAGGTCGAGGTTCAGCCACCGCGAGGCGCTCTCGGTCCACTGGCCCAGGTGCAGCCGGCGGAACGTGTTCAGGTACGCGACGGAGTGCTTCGCCTTGAGCGATTCCTCACGCAACGTGTCGAGCTTGACCATGCGACCGAGGCCGGGATTGACCGACGCCCACACCGCCTCGTCGAACGGGTCGCAGCCGTCGGGCGCGTTGTAGAGCACCGGCAAGAACGAGTCGTCCGGGATCACGCCGTCGCGGACCTTCTCGGCGTACTGATGCTGTTCGTAGCAGATCGACTTGCGATCGTGACCGCTGTTCGTGATCGCGACGATTACGGGCTGACGGCGCGCGACCACGCCCATCGTCAACGTGTCCCACAGGTCACGGCTCGGCTGCGTGTGCAGCTCGTCGAAGATCACGCCGTGCGCGTTGAACCCGTGCTTCGTGTGGGCGTCGGCGGAGATCACGCGGTAGACGCTGTGATTGCTCGGGTATTCGATCGCGCTGCGGTAAATCTTGACCTTCTTCGAGACGACCGGCGACTCTTGCGCCATCTGCTTCGCCGTGTCGAACACGATGCGAGCCTGGTCGCGATCCGCCGCGGCGGAGTAAATCTCGGCGCCTGGCTCCGCGTCACCGCAAAGCATGAGCAGCCCGAGCCCGGCGCAGAACGACGACTTCCCGTTTTTCTTTGGCACTTCTACGTACACCGTGCGGTATCGCCGCGTTCCGTCGGGGCGTTTCCATCCGAACAGCGGCCGCACGATTCGATCGCGCTGCCATGGGTCGAGCACGAACGGCTTGCCCGCCCACTCGCCTTTCGTGTGGCGTAGGTAGTCGCCAAACCATCGCGCCTTATCGTCGGCAGCCTTCCGATCGAACGTGAACCCGCGAGCCTCATCGGACCCCTTACGCGAAGTCGGACGCTTCGTTCGGCGTGGCACTGTCGTCAGCTTTCGGAACGGCGATGCGAGAGCGCGCCGCCGGATTGAGCCCGAAGCGGTCTTCGAGGTTGCGCACCTTTTCCTCGAGGGCGAGGACGGCCTTCAGGTTGCCGCTCGGGGCGTCGCCGTGCGCTGCGTGCTGCGTCACCGTGTCCGGTCCAAGCAGCGGAAGTAGTTCGTGGAGCACGGACCTGTACGAACACAGTCGGGCGAGCGCCGAGCCGTCGGCTGCGGTGAGCAGTCCAGCCGCGCACAGCGTTACGGAAAGGTCGTCGTACATGGCGCCGGCGGACTCCGATAGCCAATCGGGCCGCTTCGGTACGGACGGGGCGATCTTGGCCTGATTGTCGATCTCGCGGCTTTTCTCAAGCGTGCCGCGTCGTTCCTTCACGGCAGTCGGGAACGGGATGGGGCCGCGCTTACCCATTTTTCACCCCGAAACCTGCGCCCGCGTGCGTGCGTG